ATATGAAGAATTTCAGCTAGAAGAGGAGTTATTTCTAGTATAGTATTATAGCCTTGGAAACTTTGATATTAAATTTGGTGTGCCTTTACCCATAGGTATTGCATCACCAATTTTTCGTTGAAGATCACTATCAAATAATTTTCTAACTTCATCTGTTCCACGGCCAGCAAAGTATTTTAGAACACTAGCTTGGTTGCCAGATTTTATAGATTTATGTATAGATTGCAGTCGTTTAAATTTTGAACGAGCATCAAGTAATGCTCTGAGATGATCTGGTTTCGCTAGTGCTGGTTCTACTTGTTCAAATGTTGCAGCCCACTGAGCATCTGTCATATCAGTAACATTTGAATTATCAATAACATTAATAGATGAACCAAATTTAATAGTGCTTCTAAAAAGTGGTGATAAATCTTTAAATGTAAGTGTTACATTACAATGAGTTGGGTATCCATCAATATATGGTGCGTTCCAAGTTGGTTGTACTGAGGTTAGAGCACAGAATTCATATATAAGGAAATTGTTAGGTGATGTTTCTAGTCTCCATATATAAGGAAATTCATATTCAATAGTAGATGAATTTTTTATTGCAGGTGCTGAATACATCATTAAATCTTTTACAATATTGTTGACTTCTGTGATACTACTATTTCTAACTTTTCCGTATCCTCTTGCACCAGGTTCATCTACCACAACATTTTTTGCTGAAGACAATAAAATAAATTCAAGAACTATCTCTCTTCTACCAGAATCCATATAACGTAAAGGAGTATCTACTTTAAATTTAGGAACATCCGTGCCTGATATTTTTCCAGCAGCACGAACTGCCGCATCAAAAGAACTTTCTATTGATGGGCCAACAGAATTGCTAGGATTATTTCCTTTAACAATATTTGATAAAGAGTTTTTTAGAGCAGATACTTCGTTTTTTAGTTTTGCACCCGCTACTAGTTTTCCCATTAGTCTAGATTGGATTGAATCAAAACCTTCCCAAGTATGATTGATATTTTCTTGTATAGTAGATGGTGCTAGAAAAGCAAATGTTGGTCTGTTCTCTCCACCAATAGATATTGAACCACCTCTACCCGCAGAATTTTGATTTTCTAATTTTAAGGGAACCATATGTACCCATAAAGCATTTCTCCAATTTGCATACGGCTCAAAATTAGGATTTTTGACTATAGCATTTCCTTTGTATGTAAAATCATCTGATGCTCCTTTTATATTTCTACTATATAATCATCTGATGCTCCTTTTATATTTCTACTATATGCCATTAATTTCTCCCTTTTATTGTAATTGTGTCACTATTGATAATCCAGTATCAGTAACATTTGCTGGTATGTCATTTCTTCCACCACCACCACCACCAGCAGGTACAACTGCAGTATTATTTTGTCCTTTATTAGCATTTTTTTCAAGTGCCTTTATAAAATTCTTTTCAAGACTACTAAATGATTTTTGTAGTTTTTCATTTCCCTCACTTTCTTTAAAACCCTTTCCTTGTAGAACATCTTTTACAGAACTAGCAACTGCTGATCCTTTACTAATAACTGCATCACCAATTTTATTTTTCATATCACCAATTTTTTCACCAATTTTAAATCCACCTGTGAATAGTTTTTTGAGATTTTCCCATGTAAAGGTTTCCTTCATCCATGTATCTATACTAATAAAAAATTCTACTATTTTTTTTGGTATATTAAGTATATAATTTTCAATATCTATACGGAATGTATCCAATTTTGATATCATATTATCTACACTAGTTTGTAAATTTTTTGGAAATTCTTTTATCCATGATATTATACTATTAAATGTATCTGTTATCCATACTTTAGTTTCGGCAAAATATTTTTTCGGATCAGCAAACATTTCTATAACTTCTCCAATAATTTTATCTATAATCCAATGGTACATATCCATCATTTTTTTACCAACATCAAAATCTATACCAAGCAAGCTAAGTACTTTGGTTGGTATCCATCCAAGTATTAATATTGGTAGTTCAAATATACTATCAAATATAGCTTTAAGTGCTGCCTTTGTTTTATCAACTTTTGTTCCTTCTGTGTTTGCCCATGCTTTAATTCCATCAATAAGTGAAAGTAAAATAATAAGAGGCCAACCAAACCATTTGAATCCTAATCTTAAGCCTTGAATTAGCTTACCTAGTATTGGCATTTGTTTCATTACATTAATCAATCTTCTAAATGGACCAGATATTGATCTTATAAATAAACCAATTCTACTAAAAAATCTTCCTACTATTGGTATATGTTTTAATATTTTACCAATAACTTTAAAAGGTGCTCCGAACATTTTTGTCATAAATAATAGTGGCTTTCCAACTATACCAAGTAAGGCACCGATTGCTAAACCTAATGTTACAGCTAATAAACCAAAAAGACCAACAACGGTTCTTTTAATTTTTCCATCTTCTCTAGCTTCTTTCTTTTCACCTCTTTTGAAAATACTAAAAATACCAGCCATAATTTTTTGTTGAATTCCAGTACTTACAAATAATTTTGTCCATATACCTTTCATAGAATTAAGTAAGTTAGCAAAAGTATCCTTTATAAAATCATATGCTTCAGCAACTGGACCAAGTATTTCTTTTATATGAGTTGTGATGTTACTAACTATTTTCTGAAAATATCCTTTTAGATCACCCATAAAACCACCAATTTTTTTAAATATACCTGTAACATTTCCGAAGACTTTCATAAAACCTTTTCTTCCTTTTTTGGCTTCATCTTTATTCTCTTTTATTTCTTCAACAATATCTTCAGCTTTATCATCAATATCATTAAGAGTTTCCTGGTCTTTATCAACAAGTTCTCGTACTAGTCTTTGTATATTTTTGTCTATGCTTTCTAATGGTGTTGGCATATTTTCCTCTAAAATAAAAAATCCCACAGGATTATAAAGTCCTTGAGATTCTTAATATCCTTTAACTATAGTTAGTTAAGCGAGACTTTTATTTATTTTCAGTTTTTTGGTATTGTTTTGCTTCTTCTTCTAGATGTTTTATAAGTAACGATACATAAGCTTCTCTTTCAAAATCAGCCATATTTTGTGAATCACTAATTGAAATATTTGCTTGATGTGATAAATGAAATTGATCTTCAATTATACCATGTAATCCCTTACCTGCACTATATAAAAGAATTATAAAAAAAAATTACCCATAGGTATATCTGTTTCTTCTGTATAATCACATTTATCATTTTTACAAGATGTTTTCACAACCATATTTATACCAAAGTCATTATCATCATACCAATTTTTGATTTTTTCAAATCCAGAAGTTGGTGTATTATCAACTAGATATATTCTACTCTGTATATCAGTATTTTCTTCAATACCATCTGGTGTTGCTATTGCTTCAATACCAGCTGCGAATAATCCAGTTTGTATACCTGAATTTATCTGAGTTTCAGTTCTATCTTCAATATCAAGAAATTGTGATATTAATTTAAAGTCTTTTCTTTTTATATGTCTTAGTGTCACACTAATATCATCTGTTAATGATACAGAATTATCAAATTCTTCTGGTATTTTTTTAACTTCTAAGTCATTTAAATCTAAACTATTTATTGACTGAGAATTACACTTAGGACACTTAAAGGTAAATTCATATTGTTCACCTTTTGTTTTTTTTCTTATCTCTATTAATAGAAAAAATCTATCTTGTAAATATAATTCATCAATATCAAAGTCTTCACTAATAACACAGGATGTTATTAGTTGATCCATCGCTTCTTCTTGGACTATTATACTTTTTTCATTTTCATAAACTAACAGTTTTTTAAGTTGTCCTGTTGTAAGTGGTTTGAACTTTACAACTTGACCGGACCCAGGCAATGTAGTTTCAAATTCATAAATATTTAAATATTTTGTGAACGCTGGATTTTTCACAAATTTTGAGCTATCTTGTTTTGTATCCACTATTTTTATTTCTCCTTTACATTTTTATTTAGAATATGTTACCACCCGTTGCTTCAAAGGATAGTTCATGATATGAATATGTCCATGTTACATCAAATGTTGCTATTTCAGCAGTTCCATAATCTAATGTTATTTGTCCTACTTCTTTTGGCCATGCATGAATTAGTTTAGCCTCTAATATTACAATACCATTATGGCCAAGCATTTGTAGAATTTGGTCAGCTTGATAGTCACTATGTAATCCATATTCATTAGATCGCGGATCATGTGCTTTATTTGACCATTCTTCAAATAACATACGAATTTTAGCGTTGTAATCAACATTAAAAGTTATTGTTATATCAGAATAAGTGTGCTTACCAGCTAATTTATAGTCCATACCTTGCCATGGTACAACAATTTCATCAAGTGTTGTGCTTGGAAATTGAGTAGTTTTAACTAGATACATGGCTTGATCTGGTGTCATTTCAGCAACACCAGGTGGAAACTGAGGTTTAAAGTAAAATAAATTACTTTTAGCTCCGTCACCAAAGTTTGCTTTGAAATCATTAATTGAGAATGCCAATTGTCAATACTCCTTGTTTGTTTTATACCATGTGGTATAAATGTTTATTTTTTATTTACTATATCTATTTATATAACTTAATTTTTTTATGGATAATTTATTCCACCACTTAAATTTCCGCCTCTAATTGGGTGTAATATATCATGTATATATGCGCCAATCTCCCAATCTCCCAATCCATGAAGATTTTGATCAGATAATGATGAAATGATTGGTGGCAATTCGGTTTTTTTATCAAAAGTTATTCTATAAATGGAACCCAAATCACTTAAACCACTATTAACTGCTGGAGAATCTGATTGTAGATAATATTTTTCATTAAAAATTGATTCTATTGTAATATCATCATTGTTACCTAATTTCGGGTTCTCCATTACAGAACCAACTTCAGTACTAAATTCTGATTTCATTTCATCTAAAGTAAACGAATCATCCTTGCTAGCGAAATAAAAATTAGGAGTTAAAATAGATTCACCATACATTATATATTCTTCATTAATTATCATTATATCTTTATCTATTGATAATTGAGTAGCACTATCTATAGCTGTTACTAAGGCATATGTGTTGTCTGTTGTGTTTTTAATAGTATCACCAATATCAACATTGTTTAAAAAGGTAGTACTTGTATCTATTAGTTTATATGATCCTGTTCCGGTAGCTGATCCGGCTTGTGGTATAAAATTCCAATAATAAACATTACTAGCAAGATCCACATTTTCATTAGGATCACCATAACCACTTGTGTCTTCAAACCTCATTAACTTCTGACTACTATGATTAAGACTGGCAACGATATTATTTTTAAACACTACACTATTTCCTTCAAATTCGCCTTCAATAACCAAACCAGCTGCTAAACAAAACATACTATTCCATGTATCTATAAATGTATTGTTTATTATATTAATATTATCACTTTTATTATTTATAAGTATACCAGCATTGGTATCACCAGCACAGATATTTCCAAATATATAAATATTTTCTGTTGGTTTTGCCCCTAAATTATCAATTCTTAAACATCCTGATGTCGATTGTGGTGATGCTGAGTTGTGTCTACCAACATCTTTAAAGTAGTTATTTTTTATTACAATATCTTTTGCGGATTTAGCAAGTCTTATACCAACCATATTAGTGTCGGTGCAATAATTTTGAGATAATAAAACATTTTCTGCTGTTATATCAAAACAATCACTATCTTCAGATCCGCCAGTTCCAGAATTATTTAAAAATTCCCAACCAATAGCAACATTTGCTATTACAGTGTATTCATGTGTTGTTGCTGTTGGTGTACCAACGGCTGGTGAAAATGTAAATGTTTTACTAGTTGAATTCCAACCAGTAACAAGAACAATATCATTTTCATTTGGATCACCAGCGCCATTAAATAATATTTCATGGCCTACAAAATCATCATCATCAAATCCATTCCATTGGATACCAGTATCAATTAATGTAGTTGTTGTTCCATTAGAAGTTGGTGTATATGTAAAGTTATCATCATCTTGGCTAACCAAAAAAACATCTGTACCTGATGTGGTTACTGCTGTATTGTTAAAAACAGATACATTTCTAATTTGTTCTGTTAAAGGAAATCCTGTTAAAGCTCTAAATTCCATAGGTATAAGTTCTGTATTCCATGTGCTGTTACTAATAGTAACACCATTTACTCCTTCAATTAAAATACCGCCAGCACCAGTATTATCACAATCAATCATATTATATATATGATTAATTCCGTTATATGATAAGCTATAAATACATCCATAAGTATCATTGCTTCCAGTTATATTGAGCCATAATGCTTGAATAGTTAAATTACTCAAGGATGCTGTTATATTTAAAATTAAATTAGCATCACTTTCTGTAAATTTAGGACGAGTACCACATGCGGCTAGTGTTACAGAATCAGTTACTTCTGTTTCAACACTACCATCCATATAATATGCACCAATAGTTAAATTATTAACATTTGGATGAATTGTATCATCTGTCCATTCGTCTCCACATTTAAATAAAACTTTACTACCAGCACTCCATGCTGCTTCAGCTTCGTCTATTGTTCCAAATGCAGAGGAATCAGATGATCCATCACCAGTTCCACCACTTTTTATATAATAAAGTGGTGTATATGCTAATATTGAAAATGATATTGAAGTTGATGTTTGGTTTTCATTACTATCACCATCTATACATCTAGTATAATAAGTATAAGAATCAGCACATGCTAAACTACTTATTAATTGTGAATGACTAGTTGATCCAGTAGTTGAAAAAGTGTTACCCATTAAAGTATATGTTGTATCACTTGTGTCATATTTACAAGTCGCATTTTCATTAGTTGTAATTGAAATTGTTATATTTCTAGGATCTGTAGTACAGACTTGTGCACCAGTTGGTAGTGGGTTTGAAACAACTGGTGATGTGTCTTCTACATCAGTAAATGCATGAACCCATTCTTCAAAGTTAGTGTATCCATCATTGTTATCATCGTCATTTGAGCTTGATGGTATATCACTATGAGTTATCGGTGTTCCATCATCAGGTAGGTTATCCCAACCAACAGAATCATTTCTTGTACAGTCCCAATCATTTGAACCAAGACAACATCCAATAGGATCATCAATACCCTCACAATCAGATTCAGCAAATGAAATGGTATCTATTATTGAACCACCAGTTTCATTATTAATATATTCTATAACTCTACTATCTTCTATATCACGATCCCAAGGTCTTGATCCAACACCTAGTATTTTATCAGTGCTTATTAGGTTTGATTTTAGTGTATCAAGATCTGTTATAACAACATCATTCCATTCTGCCAAATTATAAGCGGCAATGACGCTCGTTTCAATAATTCGATCTCTTGCGCATTCCCATTCACTCTGTAAATTAATTGTATGGCTATCATTTGTATCACAGGCATCATTTTCCCAATCATCCCAAAATCTAGCACCCTCATGATTAGTCCAACTTCCCCAATCAGACGAACTTGATTGCGTAAAATCATTTTCAGTACCGGAATTATCAATTTTGTTTCCAATAGCATAGACTTTAGTATCTATATCCAATGATTTTTTAATTGACATAAATTCTAATCTTTCATAATTTAAGATTAGATTATATGTTAGATTTAATTCTACTTCTCTATTAGAATCTACGACAGATATTTCTGTAAAATTACCACCACCACCATAATGTATATTATTAGATACAAAACCATGAGCATCTTGCCATAATGGATTTCTATCATTTGATAAAGCGGTTATATTTTTAGCATAAAAGCATGTATCAGCACCATCACTAGGTGATCCACGATTGAATGATATTCCTTTTGAATGCCCGTCCCACGGATCACCAATTGTTTTTGAATGTATTGATTCATCCAAACCTTCATAGGATAAAACATTTGTAACTGTTGTATTTGAAATATCAACACCCTCAGCTTCATAAGCCATAAGTCCATTTACATCAACCCCCCATGATAGAGATAAATGATCAAAAACAATATCTGATAGATCTCCAGATAATGTTGATGCACTACTTGTTACACATCTTCTATAATCTGGTGTTTCTCCATCTTCAGCATCGCCAACTCTTATTCGTAAATGTCTTACTAGAACATTTGATGATCTATTTGTTATCATAATATTACGAAGTGTAATACCAGGAGATGGTGCTGTTTCTCCCCAAATCATTGTATAATCATTGTCAATATAATAAACATATGGAGATGAAGTTGTATGAATAGTACCGGATACTTCAAATATAATATGCTTTCCTTTTTCAAGCGAACCTGCGTCGATTGAATCATAATCAATACAATCTCTAAGTGTTCCGACTCTTACATCTTCACCATTTCTTGTACTTGCAGTTGTGCCTGTTCCAGTTGTTGCAAGACTATTAACTATACAAATAATTGGATCATCTAAACTTGGAGAATTTTTTATTGACCAATCAGTACCGAAACCAACAGCACCTGGAAATACTTTTTTATCAGTTTCATGTAACCATTCTTCAATATTTGTATACCCATCTGCATCATCATCATCGTAGGGATTGGCTGGAATATTAAGAGTTACTGGACCAGATTCTGTAATAATGGGAAGATCTGATATTTCTGGACTTGTATTTCTAAATATACTGGTTCTATTAATGATATCATTTATAACACCAGCGGTTACGGTATCTCTGTTTGTTGGATATGCGCCAGCACCTGTAGCGTTTGTTGCTAGTAAATAATTTTCAACAAGTGATGAACTCATATGAGTAAAACCAGGTGGTACTGTACCTGCTGGTGATGTTATTACTTTTAAGTCAGATATTGGTGGGGTGCCGCTTTCAGCATGTTGTTGGACTTCAACTACATCCCAGTCAGAAGCATCAGATTGTATATGCCATTCTGAATCTTCATAATCTTGTGATCTGTTATCATAAAAGTAAAAATCAGAACCTGAATAATCTGGTGTTCCATCACAAGTTCCTGTATGTGTCCAAGAACTACATTCTACTCCACCTTCTAATACTGTATTATATGCTTTCATCGTTCCTATTTTTTCTGTTGAACCAGATGAAACTGAACCACCAATAGCTACATTACCTTGATAATGAGATTGAAAATATCCAGAAGCAGATCCAGTTTCAGTATGAAATGCATACCATTTAGCATTATATGCTAAACTATTTGAAACATGATAGTATAGAGATCCCTCAAATAAAGGCATACGATATGTATTATGAGCTTCTATATTATTGAAATAACTTATATGATGTGGCCCATCAGGATTTCTACTATAAAAAGCATATCCTTTTGTTTCAGTATCCATATCACATTCAATAGCTACTTCACCTTCATCAGCCTCCACACCTACCATAAAAATACTATTTGCAACTGTAGCATAACCATCATCCCATGTTGTATCATAATCAGACATAATTGTTCTAATACCTGATAAATTCCAAGCTAATGTGGCGTGATCCAATACAATATGTGTTAAAGCACTAGTTGGATCTTTATCTCTATCACTAATTTGAAATGAGTTTCTTTCATTTATACTATTACCAACACCACACTCACCATCCCAAGCACCATTGAATTCTCTAATATCTCTCATATATAAATGACTAAGATCTTGACCATCGGCGTCAAATGCATCAAATCTAACTCCAGTTATAAGTACACCATCTGATGGTGCACCGGGTGGGTCCATGTCCCATATTGTCCAATCACATTTATCTACACTCCATGTCCAATCTGTTCCATTATCAGCATTAACAATTATACCAGATACGGCATTAAGAATATATTTACCACTTTTACCATTATCCAATCCTATACAATATTTTAATGTTCCTTTGTATACCGGTACATTATTTGGGCCATAGCTATTATCAGTAGCACCACTAGAAACATCACTTAAATCATTTACTATACAAATAATTGGATTACTGCCACCTGGTGCGTCTTGCATACTCCAATTCGTTCCCCATCCATAAAGACCAGGCCATATTTGATTTGTATTTGGATTTTCTACATATGTTCCATGTATCCATTCTTCTAAATTTGTATAACCATCAGAATCATCATCGTTCCACATATTTTCTGGTAAATCTAAAGGAGATGAGGAACCAGTGGTTATTGTTGGATAATCACTATCAGTAACCGTATTTCTAAGACCCTTAACAGAAACTCTATTTTCTAAATCATCCAAGACTCGTTGTGTTTCACTATCTCTGTTATCAATATATGCCCCGACATTATTTAGTATTGAAGATTCTATGGTAGAAAAAGATGTCATTGGAGAATATCCAGAAGGTAGGGCATCTGTAGGTGATTCTGTGTGTGCAACTGCACTTTCGGTTATATCATACCTAGTGTCAACAATATCATCTGTGCCATCCCACCAATCATAAGGATTTGGTAAATCAGCTTGATCTCTTGTTAAACTTAATCTGTATGAATCTCCATTAGATACAGCAATTGGTAAAGCTGATGACCAATATATTGTGTCCGTTGTGCTATTGAAATCAGTAATTGTTCTGCTTAATCCATCATTAGAACCAGATGTGAAATAAATAGTTCCACCGTTCCAATAATCTACGGCATCACCAGATAGATCATCTGTATCAGATAATGTTGTTGTTGACCCAGAAGAGGCTGTTCCTGCTTCATATTCATAAGAAGCGTTATAAGCAATATATAAATCATGACCGGAAAAATCTACAACATCAAAATTATCACTTGAAACAGGTGTATTTGGCCAAGATGATTCTACTATTGTTATATCATTATCTGTATTAGATTCAATTTCTCTAATATCATTACCATTACAAGCAGTACAATCAGAATTATCCGTAAATATTACTGAATGTCCAACTAATGCATTGGGTGTCCAAGGCGTACCAGCTACAGTTAAAGTGGTACTTGTTGCTGATGTTACTGTTTCACTGTCAATTACAATATGTTTCCAATAATTACCCCCACCGGATGCGCTCCATTCATACATTAAAGCAACTTCTGTATGATGACTAATTCCAGATTGTGGCCCTCCAATGTTTATATTATAACTAAAATCACCTTTTAAATACTGGTCTTTCCCACGAAAATCAATTCCCCACCATTTGTGATTATAGGAAATATTATTATTGAAATTATATTTATTTATTGACATTGCCAATGGATTTCTTTGAGTACTATGGCTATTAAAATTGTTTATATAAGATACATAAGAAGGACCAGTATTCAAACCAGCGTATATCGAAGAACCTTCTCTATCATCATTTAAATCTTGATTTTGATACCAATACGTTCCTTGGTTGTTACCAACCCCAGGCTCGTCTAAATCGGTGCCTGAAATATGAGTTTCTCTACACTCATACATTAATCCATTATGCATAATAAGTTGCCATATAGTATATGATGTTGAATCTTCCCAATCTCCACTGCTATCATATTCTAATGCTTCCGCAAAAATGGTATTTGAAATAGTTGCATATTCACCAATTCCACCATATGTTCCAAATACTGTTTCTGATTCCAATCCCCACATAAAAGTAGAATGATCTAAAACAAAATATCGAAACGTTTTTCCAGTATCTGCTGATAGTGTGAGTGTTTTTCTAGAACTAGAGGAATCAGCTATTGTATTTGATCCACCGTCATTACCATTTGCACCAGCACCATGAAATGATCTTAAATTTCTTATAGCTAAATGATCTACTTCTGTTGCAGAATCAAAAATATCAAAACTTATATTACGGAAAAGAAGTCCATCACCATCTGTTTGCTGATTGAAATCCATAATTGTCCAACTACAATTATCAAAATACCAAGGCCATTTATCATTTTTAGATGTTTTATTGATAGTTCCAGATATGTTATTTATAATTACTTTACCATTGTCACCATTATCAAGATTTATACAATATAATGCATCTCCTTCCCATACTTTTACACCAGTGCCATTATAATCAGCATTAACTTCACCTGTTGCATAACCACCGTCAATATCATCAATTATACATAGAATTGGATTTCCATTGTCTAATTCATTACCACCTCCGGGTGCATCTAACAGAGTCCAATTTGTTCCATGACCTGTTACTCCTGGAAAGACATCCACACCATATGAAACTGATGTAGATAAAAAAATAAATAACATTAGTATTGTAATAAATAACTTTTTCAATTCTTACTCTCCTTATGGTATATTAACATAACAGTATCCATATTCAATAGTTATAGCTTCTCCATCTTCTATTTGTTCTACTGCCCCAAGATGTAAATACCGACTATTAATATCTGATCGTGTAAAATATTGCTCAGAACCACCATCAACAGTGATATAACTACTTGCTGCTGTTCCATCTAGGTGCAAAAAAACCGTATACCATGTGTCTAGACTGACAGAAGTATAAGTCCCGGTGGTTGCACCGCGTCCTCTCATTTCCCAACCATCCTGACCACCGCCGTTTTCATGCCATTCAACATATCCTGTACCATTCCATGTAGCATTAGTGTTACCACTCCATCTCATGATTACTATTGAATTTCCGGTATCGATGGTTGCGGAATCGACATATAATTCACAAACAACATCAACATCGGTAGTATAAGCAATGGTGGATGATCTAGTCCAATATGTATGACCAAAGGCATCTGTAGCGATAACATTAAGCCCCTCGGTACAACTATTGGCAGGTGGGGTTCCAGAAAGTGGCGTAAAATCCTCATTTTTTATTTCTGTGCCACCCTCTATCCATGCTGGGTTGAAACCAAGTTCATATCCAGCTCCAAGGAAACCCTCATTCATTTCACTACCAATATTAGGCGTTGTGCATCCTGTTGAAACACCTGGATAATGCATTATTTGTAAAGCTAAAAGAGGAAAATTTTCTTTTGGCTGTTTATAATTTATGTTATTATAATCTAATTCATTACAATATAAACTAGATGAAAATATTAAAAGTAATAAACTTATAATTACTAAAATATATTTTTTCATTAATCCACTCCTAAATTTTAATACTACAATACTTATTCCCACGGGCAGTCTGTTAGCCATCCCGGTAAACTTACGACTCTATTAATATCTATATTTTTTGTTGCACCACCCACAGCTCCAATTAACATATAATCAATATCCCCTGTAAATAAAACAAGCGTCCGATCTTCCTCAACAGTGCCAGTTGACCAAGAATCACCAATTGTTATCGCAACATCATTATCCACATGTACTCTCCATGACATACCAACTGTATTCCAAGTTGATCCGTCACAAGTAATTAGATCGTTTGAATCCGCTCGGTAGTTAACCCCTCCAGCAAAATAATAAGCTCTCACTTCACCAGGGGGAGTTGATTCAATATGCATTCTTATATAGTTGTCTGCTGGAGTAGTGTCTGAGGGGGCATAAAATATTCCTATATCACCTGCTGGGCAAGTAGTCGCCACCCTGAATTCAATCCATACTGTTCCAGAAGTTTTAGATATAAGATCTTCCGCAGAAGAATCATCCCATTTAAGATAATCATCATTCGAATATCTCCAACCTATTGAACCGTCTTTTCCGTAAGATGTACCGAATGCTCCATTAAAGTTAGTTCCTGTTGCGTTCGATGCCCCAGAATCATAGCAAATTTGATCATTATCATCTAAAAAATCTCCATCCCAAAATGATGTATATGTTCCAATTTGGCAATTATTATCAACAGCACTTACGCCTGAAAAATGTATCATTTGTACGGCTAAAAGAGGAAAATTTTCTTTTGGTTGTTTATAATCTATGTTATTATAATCTAATTCACTACAATATAAACTAGATGAAAATATTAAAAGTAATAAACTTATAATTACTAAAATATATTTTTTCATTAATCCACTCCTAAACTAAAACCTAATGTTATTAATAAACCCTCTGGTGGTGTACTTGTGCCACCAGCACTGTCAACATCAACTCTTATTATATCTTTTTCTTCAACATCATCAAAAGAAGAATTTATTACATAATCACCCGCAAGACCAGATGTATATTCAGTATCATCAATACTTATAACTGTTGATAACATATTACTAGAATTATTTTCACTACCATCTCTTTGTGTTTCTCTTATACGATATAGTTGAATATTTGTATTTGTTCCACTATCACTTGCTGTAATAACAGCAGCATTACAATATACAAGATTTAGTCCGCCTAGTTTTTGTCCTATATTAAAATAAAAAGCTCCATCGCCTAGTGAAACAGCTTCATCAAAATCTGTTACAATTAATTGAACTTCTTCATAATCTTGTGTTACTCTATCATCATTATTATTACCAGATACATCTTCTACATAATCTCGTCTTACTCTATAATCAACATCTGTTCCGGGTGTTACATGTCTTCTAATTTCATAGTTATCATTATCAACACCATCTGGTGATGGACTATGATTCGGTCCTGTACGATATCTAGTTTCAACTGCCGTTAGTGGTTCATAATCTACTGCAGCATTATCTTGAGCAGATGTGCTTACTGCCTTTCCATATAATGTTGTCAAAACCCATCTTTTATCACCAGCGGTACCAGAAGGAAGAATGATGTTTGGTGAATCTTGGGGTAATCCGGATGTCGCGTCTAATGTATAAAAATAAGCACCATCATCAGTAACAACAAAAGCAACATCTAAATCATTTAAATCAGCACCATCAATTTTACCTAAATAACCAGTTCCAGTACCCTCAAGACCTACAAAAGCTCTAACACGTATAGCACCAGATTCTTCGGCTAGTGTTTGAAAGTATTCTCTTGTAAATTCTTTTACTTGTGTGTTGTCTTTAGTATAATTTTGATATATACTAAAACCAACCATTAAAAACAATAACACTACAGCTAATATTTATGGTGTATATGGTTTTTCAAAACCCAAAGTTACTATTAATCCGCTACCACCAGTTGTGCCAGGCACAGCATCAATATCAACTCTAATAACATCATTTTCAGCAACATCATCGTTTGATGCATCAATTACAGCAGCCGCTGCGGCTGTATCGGATCCAGTTTCATCTTCATCAATAGTAAGTGTTGTTGTTAACATATCTACTGTATCTGTCAAATTATAAATTTCAATATCAGTTGTTTCTGAACCCGAACCAGTTGCGGCTGTTATATTTTCAGCATGAACATAAACAAGATTCATACCATTTAAACGTTCACCAATATGAAAATAAAACTTACCATCACCAGTTGCGACTTCTGTCACCCATTCGACAACTGACATTTGTATTTCTTCATAATTTGTTAAAGATGATATTCTACCTGATAATATCCATCTTTTATCACCAGCAGTACCAGAAGGAGTAACAACATTTGGTATATCCTCAGTAGCACCAGAATTATCATCTAAAGTATAAAAATAACTAGAACCATCAGCCATTATAACTATACCCATATCAAGATCATTTAATAAAGAAGCATCAACATCATCTAAATCACCAGTTGCTTCACCATCTATGCCATAAAAACCACGAACTTTTGCAGCACCAGTTCCTTCTGCAAGTTCCTGTAGTTCTTCTCTTGTCATTGGTTCAACTACATCTTTGTCATAAACTTGATATGTGTTATAACCAACAACTAATACTAATAACAATACAGCTAATATTTTAATATATTTCATTTTATTAATCCTCTTCTTTTTTAGGTTCTATATCATCTTTTAAATCAAGCTTGTCTTTAAGAAAATCATTTTTTGCTTTTCTTATTTCCTGTGATAATGTTTCTTTAGATCCTACAAAATCATCATTTTCAAAACTATCAATTGCTTTTTTTATTTCTTTTGAATCAATTCCCATTTTCATCTCTCCCTTCTAACATATTTATATTAATAACCACTATCTTCGTTTCTAAAACCAAATTCTTTATCTTTTTTCATTCCTTCTACATTCTTTCTTATTTCTTCATCATCCCATTTTAAATATTTTTTCATAAGATAATATCTACTTATTTCTTCTCTATCTGCTAAACCTTGATATAGATTAAATCTAGTATCTTGAAAATTAGCTTCCATTTGTTCTTTATATTTACTTGGTGGATTCAGTGATAATTTTATATTTTCTTCACTTAAATTGTATAACTTTTTAAGACCTTTAAATTCAAGGTGAAGTAAAAATATTTTGGTAAATTCTTTGCTAAACTTTTTTTGATTTCTCTCTAAGAATTTGGCCCATTTAATTTCATCTCTACTAATATCACCAGTTTGCCCTTGTCCGAACATTATATCAGAACTATTATTTTCTTGTGCTGACTCAACTCTAGATGCTGGATATTTTAATGATCTGTATAACTTTTTTTGAAAATAATATACATCTTGTAGTTCTGTAAATCCAATATTACTACCACCTACAGAATCAATTTGACTTCCACGACCATCAGCAGATTGTGGAATGTAGTAGTTTTCAAGTATACTGAATACATTTGGATCATTAGTTATTTGTCCTGTTGCTGGATCATAGGATTGTTTCTTTGTCATTTTTTGTTTGATCTTTTCAACATACTTCAATGCTTTATCACGCGGCATATTACCTGTATCAATTCTAAATACTAATCTTTCTGGTGCTCTAATAATACGATAAATTATAACAGATGTTTCAAGAAGCTTTAATTGATTATATGGAACTCTTGATTTTTCAAGATAACCAAATATTTCGTATTTTGTTTTTCCATAAACACCATAATTAACAAAACTTATTTGCCTTGGTTCAAATAAAATTAGATCTTTTCCATCTCGCCTTTGTGCCTCTTCTATTGATTCTGGTTTTTTTGTTTTTGGATTTAAGTATTGAAAATATGATATAATTTTTCCTGATATTGGATCATATATATAATCCATTGTTTCTGTAGGTAATCTTTTTAAACCTATTATACCATTTTTTGGTTTTCTTACATCTATAATTTTTTCAAAAAACACACGACCATCGATATAATAAGTTTTCATTATATCCCATAGTGTTTCATTTATATCAATTCTATTTTCAAACAACTCTTTGAATTCATTGTTTATGTTGTTTACTATATTTTCATTATCTTCAAGACCTGGATCTGTTATATTTAGATGTAGAATATCACCATCTTCATCTTCTTGTGTTGATTCGTTTGTTGCGTCTTCTATAACATCACCAACTTCTGGTAATATTGCCATATTTCTATATTCTTCTATTTTTTGTAGTTCATTTTCAAATGTTCTGTTGATATATGAGTTATAAAATAAATTAAATGATTGAAGACCTACTTGGCCAACACCTGGTATATCTTGGATGTTTTCCCAGCCTTCACCTCTAGTAGACATTATATCTCTTATTTTAGGCGCAGGTTTTTCTTTAAAAGCTTTAATCTCTTCATCGATTCTGTTATCCCAAAATTTCCAGTTTATTGCCATTACTTAAATCTCCCTTACACACATTTTATTTGTACAACTACTTCTTTTATTATTTATGCATTTTTTACTAAAACATATTATAAATTCCAGACCAATTACCATCTATATGAACATAATAATATTGTTTACAATCAAACCACATTTCATAACTATTTTTATATGCTTCATTAAATGCTTTTTGTGAATTACCATCTATTGATTTATCTAAATATTCATATAAATCAGTTTTTTCTTCCCTACCTTCTTCTGTTTTCTCACCACCAGAATATGTATAATAATCACTTATTCTACTACTTAATTCATCTGGTGCCCATGTTCTATTTGAATTAGAAAAATTCATATCACTAGATCTTACCATAGCATACTTAAATTTACCTATTGGGAATACAAAACAACGTTGGCCTCCAAACATTCTTATGTGACTCTCATTTGGTGTACATATCATGCTTTCTTTTCGTAATGGAAGATTTTTTGATTTCAAATATTTATCCATAAACCCTAACATTGCTAAACCCATTAATCTTGAAAATCTATCTTTTCTAACATTTTTAATTCCAGCATGATACCATGCATCAGTATGTATACTACGAAATAAAGGTTTTTTGCCTTTAAGTAATTTAATATATTGATTACAATTTTTTTTAATAAGATTATATAGTTTACTGATGTTCTCTACACGTATCTCTTTCTCCGATTCTATTATATAATTTTGTAGTCTCATAGACTTATCATCCCAAATAATGGTAAACTAACTAGATAGTATTTATTTGATTTGAACATTATTTCTTTTCTACTTTCAAAATTAGTGTTACCGATACGAAGAACTTTATCTAAATCCTTATCTGTATATGTGTTAACAATGTTTTTAAACACCGACATATATTTATCCATCCATTCTTCTAATTCTTCATTTGACCATGTAGCTGTTTTCACTTTAGCAATTGGTGATTCATTATATAAATCTGTAAATGTTTTTGACCAACAATATTTAAATCCGTTCTTTGGGAAAAACACATATGATCTACCACCATTGGCTGTAGCAAAAAACTGTGTTTGCTTTAATGTATTAGAAGTCGATATACCATCACGAACATTCCATCCGAATTTCTTCTTGAAAAATCTGTTGAGTTGGTCATGTATTTCTATATCTGTATTACGTGGATCTCTATCATTTACTCGTCCTGTTTTTTCTACAAAGTTTTTATTATGTTTTGTTCCTCTATAAAATACTTTGTTATACTTTTTATATAACTTTGTTATTTCACTACAGTTTTTTGCAATTAGATCCTTTGCTTTGTCAGCTTCTTCTTTTGTTGGTAATTCTGATTCTGTTATATATTTAGATAGTCTCATCTACCATACCTATTCAAAAAATCATCCATACTTTTACCACATTGAATCATTAAAGATTTACCTTCTGTCCATACTTCATTTTTACCAATGGCAGAATTCATTGTTGATGTGGTAACAAGTCTAAAATCATTATTATTTGGATCAAGTTTTTGTTCTATCATTTTGTATAGATCACCAGAATATTTATCCATAACTATCCACATGGCTCTTATATCATAATCATTACCATTAGTAGAATCGTATACTACTTCTTCTAATATATCTTTATTATATCTTTGGTTTTTATACCATTTATCAAATGATTTGAATGCTTTTTTTATAGTCGTGATGTCTTTATCAAATTTTTCAAGACCACCTTTTCTTCTGGTTCTTTCATTTTTTTTAACTTTCATTCCTATGTTGGATAAAATATTGATAATATAATTTACCTCATTCATACCTTTATAAAAAGAATTTTTAAAAGCATCCCATAGATCATTAGTAGGACATACTCCTATTGTGCTACCGTTTTCTGGAAATACTCTATGTGGGGCATTAATACCACAACTCGTATTAATACTACATATTAAACTTCTGCCTCGTCTGGGATATTTTTTCCATTTAGATGAGTTATCCATTATGAGTGTATAATAATTACTTGTATTTCTACTTACTCTTTCTTCACCTGTTTTTGGATCTATTAGATAGTATTGTATTTTCCATGAATCCATTTGTCTAGCAATGGTTGTACCACTTTCTATAGCATCACTATATTTTGGTGAGATTTTAAGAGCTTCTTCAAGCGAGATTTCTTTACCTCTACCTTCTTTCTTGTATTTTTCTGTTATGTAGTATTTGAATCTCATAGTGTTGTGACTTCTAATTGGGTAACATGATAATAAATTTTATTGTTCTTTGTTATTTTCCATATAATTTTATATATATCTACAGTTGATGTAACAGTTGTATTCACATCAGCAAAGATTACATTACTATTTTTTGCTGCAATTGTTTCTGAAACAACAGTTGTACTATCACTATCAAGTATGCTATAATGCGCTATGTCTGGTGCAAATGCATTACCATCCTGATCTATAATCGTAATTTCAAGAACCCTAACTTCATAGAGGTTCATTGTTTGATAGGTATATGCCATTTACTTTCTCCTTTTCTTAGATCTTTTTCTCATTATTCTTCTGAATTTATTGAGAAGCGAGCTTTTAATCTTTTTACTAAAGTCTTTGTGCCAAGTACTTATAACAGCTTTATTAATATTATCAAATGGTATTTTTTCAAGCTTTGTTATATAATAATTTGGCTTGTAAAAGTATCTTCTTACAGCATGTTGTATTTGTGGATATTTTGCTTTAACTTTCTCCCATGTAAATTTGGGGTTATTAGTTTTTTCTAATTGTGCTTTCCATTCTTCAACAAATCGTTTTCTTATTGTACGCGGGACATAAGTAAAATTGATACATTGTATAAATCTCCATTGGTGTCCTGTTCTTGGATGTATACCTTGTAGCCAATACATAAATATAACAGTAGGTTCCGGATCATTTTCCCATGCTTGATACCGGAATTTATAAAAATGGCCGCTTTGAAGATCCACACCTTTAAATTTCTTTTTATATTTTCGTGTTATTGCCATTCTTGTTTATTCCACTACTAACAATGTTTCCATTATAGTTTTTTATATATTTTATTTAAATCATTAATGTATTTTTTTAGAAATCTTCTTGTAACATCTTCTAATAATTCAAAATCATACTTCCCACTTATGATTTTCATATCTGTTATGAATTGTTTTGATAGTTTTACAAGTTCGTTTGCTCGTGAACTATCACCACCAAAAATTTCTAATCCTCTACCGAATTCATTCAAATACTTATCTAGTTTACTCATTTTATTTCTTCCTTTACCTTTCCTTTCATTTTATCATATATTGTTTTTACCCATAATGGTTGTGGTAGAAGATTCCAACCAATAATAAGTCCTACTACTATTCCTATAATTAAATATATCATAATTTTTACACTCCTATAGAAATTTTTCTATATCTTTTAATCTTGTTTTAATCCACTTGTATGATTTCTTTGCCATTTTGATGTTATCATATTGTATCATTTTCTCTATATCTTCAAGTGTATCAATAAGACCTAAAAATACTGGCCTTGTATCTGGTGTTGGTTTAGTGCTAACACCATCACCCATTTTCTCATTCAAATACTTTTCTATTTTCATTTTATCCTCATTTCTAGTTCAAATTTATTATTCCATAATTCTATTTCTGTTGGTTTAAGAGTTGGTAGCTTAGGTAAATTATTTTTTATATCATTTAGAACATCACCTGTTAGTTTACCTTGCTCTACCGTAAGTAATGATACATGAGGTTTCACTGTAGCAAATTTTGTTATCTCAAAGTTATTATCTATGTCATTGAAATATTGTAAGAATTTCATATTGGGTTTATATTCGATAACAATAAAATCTTTTTTAACTTTCTGTCCATAGAATACTGTCAAATCTTTTGGATTGAATTTCATGTTTAGATCAAATTTATTTAGTTGTCTTACTAGCTCATCTTTTGGATATGTTTTTGGAATTTGAGCTATAGTAAAATGAGGTTTTCTTTCTTGTTCATATTTGATTTTATGTTTTATCAACCAGCTCTTTATATAGCTTGATACTTTTTTAAGATCGGATGGATTGACACCAAATCCAACCATTGTGCCTTTAAGTTTTTTAGATTCTGTTAGATAGTCCTGTAGTCTCATAATTAACCTTCTATTTTCATAAACCCATGAGTGAGATGTTCTATTGCCTCAGATATTCTATCTACTGCATCATCCATATTTCTTGATGCAGCATCAAACTCACCAGCAATATCACCATATTTTCTATCTAGTTGTTCTGATAGTCTTGATGCTTTCATTAAATCCTTTTCAGCTTTTTTCAGCAATAATTTTATAGGCATCATATCTTTTTTACTTTTTTTCTCTTCACTTAAATATTTGTTTATGTTTTCTATTGTTTTCATTTTTATCTTCCTTTATATACTTCTTAATATATTATCTAATTCTACTTTAAGGCTTGTTAATTCTAATGTAAGTATTTCTTTTAGATGCTCTGGTGTATCATATGGAAAGTTTCCAATTTTTACAACTCTTTGTATTCCTGTTAGTTTTAATTTTATTTCTTTTAGTTGTTTCCATATATCTTTATTGGAAATTGTTTCTGTTATATATCGTTGTAGTTTCATTTAAATAATTCCTGCTCACTTATAATCTTCCATTGATAACCAAATTTCTTACAATACTTTTGAGCCGCAGAGAACTTTGCTTGGTTGGTTATATATGTAGCTTCTTGATATAGTTTTGTTTTCTTTGACTGCTTATTTGTTTTTCTTGGCGGTACAGTTTCTTTCTTTGGTTTTATTTCTATTATATATTCTGTATATCCATTGTTATTTTTTATCTTTGCATAAAAGTCTGGAATATATCTTCTATTTTTCATTTGCATTGGATCATAGTAGGGTATATAATGTCTTTCACTAGACCACTTTATTATATTTTCATTATAATCAAGCCATTGGGCAAATTTTAATTCCCATGATGATCTAAATTTGATTGGGAACTTACCAATATATTTATCTATAAATTTAGGAATATATGGATACTGTTTGCGTTGCATTTATTTAAAATAATCATTAAGATCTTTTAATTCGTTGACTAAATATTTTATATCATCAACATAATTTAAGTCTAATTCGGATTCTTGAAAAAATCTATTTTGATGATTTCTTAATTTTGTTTTAAATATATTAAGAATAGATGATGCTTCTTTTTGATATTTTTTATAATCATCAAATGCTCTTTTTTTCATTGGGTTTGCTGGTATAACAGCTTCATCAATATACTTATCAATCTTGTTTATTGTTTCCATAATTATTCCTTTATGCTTTTACTATTTCTTTATTATGGTATTCATATGTTTCTTTATCACCAGAAAATTTAACATTATAAACCACTAATGATGTGCCTATTCTCTCTATAACCTTTGTGACATTACCTACTTCTTTTTTTCCGAATGGGCCGTTTTTCTTCTCTTTAACCTTATCTCCAACTTTAAGAGATATTTTCTTTTCATTCAAATACTTGTCTATGTTTTCTAATATATTCATTTTATTATTCCTTTTTTAATTTAATTTTAGAAGTTTAAATTTCATTTTATCTACTAATTTGATCATTTGTGAGGTTTCTTTCTTTGATATTTTAGAGAAATCTCTGTGACCCATTATTTCTCTTATTATATCATCTATACTGTCAATTTTTTTATATAATGATAATAATTCTGGATTATCATCTGAGTCTATGCTCATCCATCCTTTATCTGTTTTAAAGCTTACAGATGATGATTCTTCATTCAAATATTTGTCTATGATTTCTGATATACTCATTAATCACTCCTTATAAAAATTTTCTTATTCTTTTACCTGTAGATGTTTTACCTTGCTTAGCTTTTCTTTTTGATTTTCGTTTATATTGTTTGAATTTTGTAGTTCGTCTATATTTCTTAGCTCTAAGTTTAAGCTTAGCTCTATTTTTTCTATATTCCATTTTTCGCTTTCTTTTATCAGCTACTTTGATCTTGACTTTTTTCTTTGCAAAGTCTTCATCAACATCATCAGTTTCATCAGCCAAATTATCTATTATATCAATATAAGAATCCGTCATATTTTCTGGAATTTGTTCTGGATCAAGCTTTTGCATAAACTCAAACATTTTATCCATTAGCTTATCATCAAAATTGTCTTCCTCTGTTTCCTCTGTTTCTTCTATATATTTATCAATCTTGTCTATTGTTTCCATTATTATTTCCTTTTGTTTAGAAATGCCTTTCCTGTTTTTTTACTTAATTCAAGTTTGGTTCCTTTTCTTTCTATAATACTTTTACAAAATTCACAGATATAATCACCACTTTTTAAAGCCCATACTTTAAAAAATTTTCCTTGACAATTGATACATTCATATCTTTTAGATATTTCTTTTTCAATAATAAAATATTTGTTTATTTTAATTATAGTATTCATTAGTTCTATTATCTTTTTCTGATTCCCATTCTTTTTCGTTACTACCAATACCAATATCTTCAAAATTATCCATTATTCTTTCTCTTTCTATACCACCAAATTCATAATCAAAGTGATACCATTTTTTCCCATCAAACCAAAAAACACCAACACTACTAAAATTATTATCTTCAATATATTTTAGAGCTTTCTTTATTTTGTCTTTCGGTATCTTGGATTCGTTTAAATATTCTTTAAATTTCATATTAGTTTGTATGTCCTCTTGTGTTATATCTTGTATCATTACGACCAGTTGCTGTTCTATCACTAGCTTTCATTATCTTCTTTTTGTTTTTCATAGCATTATCAAATTTCTTTTTCTTTTTCTTGATTTTTTCTTTATTTAATCTGGCATATTTTTTAGAGTAACGATTATGACTCATTTTACTTTTCTTTGATTTGAGTATAGATTCATCAATATCATCTTGTGATTCCATATCTTGAATAATATCCATAGCTGTCTGTAGTTGGCCCGTATCAAGTATATCTGGATCAATATTCATAATGAACGAAAACATTCGCCCAAAAATATGTTCATCCATATTCCATATCATAGGAGTTAGGAAATCTTCTATATTTTCAGTTATATATTTTAGATCTTTTGCTACTTTTTCCATATAATCTAATACTTGTTCTGCTTTTTTGCCCTTCAATCCTTGTAACGATTTTAGTTTAAATTTTTTTAGTGCTTTTTTATACATAACGGTTGCATCTGGGTTAATAGATAAATCAGAATCATAATCTCCTTCATTCAAATATTTATCAATTGTTTTCTTCATCTTTTTTCTCCTCTTGTGGATCTTCTACTGGCTCTTCTTGATTAACACCTCTGGCCATGAATTCTGGTTTTCTCATTGGAACCATTTGGGCACCTCTATCTAATGCGGCCACAATAGCTCTCAAGGCTAGAATGAACTCACCATGTTCTTTAGAAAGATCTACGAGTAGCTGGTTTACTTTTCTTTGAAACACAGGATTTTCTTCAACCGCATCAATTTGTTTTTCTATTTGCTCTATAACCGCATCAATTTGTTTTTCTATTTGCTCTATAAACTTTTCGATTTTATCATCAAGTTTATGTAATGAGGGTTTCAGTTTTCGCTTTTCCTCAGTTAGAAATGTTTTTAGTTTATCGTTACTCATAATATCCCACCTTCTTGAAGTGCTTTTATTTTTTTAATAATGTCTTTATCTAATTGTTTCTTTTCTTCTTCATTCATATAGACAAACTTATCTATAACTTCATCAAGTGTTAGTTTAAAGTAATACTCTGATGTTCTTTTAGATGGTGATTTTGTTATTATATCAAGTTTATCAAGTATATTAGTCATCTTCGTACATTTCACCTGTTTTGTAATTAATTGTTACTGAATAACTTTTCATATCTATTGTATCAAAGTTTACTGTTATTTGTTTTTCATTATTATAACTTGTAGATTGATATGATCCTAATATTCTCCACAGCTTTAAATTATTCTTTTTTATATATTCTTTTATTTTCTTTGCTGAATATGAATTTATTAATGACCATGTTTTTTTATCTTCTTTTGGTTTTATAGATTTTATTATTTTGGCTTCAAATACTATAT